GCGGAGGTGGCACTACTTATTCTTCTGCTGGCGGAGGGGCTGGCGGTTACTGTGAAAAGTTAATCAGTTCACCAACGGCAACTTATTCTTACGCAGTCGGTGCTGGTGGAGCTGGCGGTGTGTCTGGTACTGGTGGAGGTACAGGCGGCGCGGGCGGCACGGGGCTAGTCATCGTAACGGAGTACTATGTATGAGATACGCAATTACAATAATTATTGCTGGCTCGATTAATATTTTATACGAATAATGTTTGGATTTTCTTCATTCTCTGAACTACCGTTTTCTACTGTCTCTGGGACAGCAGTACCACCACCAATAATCATTATAACTACTGGTGGATACGATGATAAGAAACGATTTAAGAAAGAAATTGACAGAAGGTTTAAGAATAAGAATGAGATTATCAGGGCATTTGAAAGAATAATAGAAGGAAAGCCTGACGTAGTTGAAGAAATAATAACACCGTTTCTAACAGAGCCATTTACATTTGTAGAAACTTTATCGACTACACAGAACATTGATTACGATAGATTATTACTAGATATCGACAGAGTAGAAAGAATATGGCAATACTTTATTGAACTTGATGACGAGGATGTTTTAACATTATTATGAAATGGACTTATATAGATGGTGAAGCTATTGCAAACATCACTTGTAATTTAGATGCAAAGGTGCATATTATGCCAGATATAGCACCCTATAAAGCAATGATTGATGGCTCTATGATTACTAGCAGATCAAAGCACAGAACGCATTTAAGGGATAATAACTGTATTGAAGTCGGTAACGAATCTATGAGCAATCCGATTAAAAAAGATAAAGGTTTGAGAAAAGAAGCATTAATTTCTCAGTTATCTAATATGACTCACGCACAAGCAAACAAGATTTTATCTAAGTTGCGAGATGATGTAAGATTTTCAAATAACCCCCACAGGGAGAAGTAATGGAAAATGAAATCGTTGAAGATGAAGTTTTAGATAGGAAAGAGTTGTTGAGTCAGCAATTTGATGAAATTGAAGCTCCTATTGTTGAAGAAAAACAGGTTACTAGAGACAAGAGTGGAAAGTTTGCTCCTACTGTTGTTGCTGAACCTGTTGAAGAAGAACCTGTATGGAAGCGTCCTCCATCATCATGGAAGTCTGAATACCACCAGGATTGGAACACAGCATCACCTAGACTTCAGGAATACGCATGGAATCGTGAAGAACAGATGCGAGCAGGTATTGAGCCAATGGTTTCTAAAGCTCATTATGCTGACGAAATGCAGAAGGTGTTTGAGCCGTATCTTGATACAATACGAGGATTAGGCTTAACTCCAGCACAGGCAATGAATGGTTTATTGCAAGCTGATAAGAATTTAAGGCACAATACTCCACAAGGAAAAGAAGATTATATAGCCTTATTGCGTCAACAATATGGAATGAACGCAGTAGAGCAACAAGCTCCACAACAAGATGTAGTTTACGAGTTAAGGAATCAACTTAACGCAGTAAGAGGACAAATGCAGGGCTGGGAAGAAGCTAAAGTAGCAGATAAGAAGCGTATTGAAGATGCGGAAATGGCTACTTTAAATAACGAGATTGAAGTTTTTGCAAGCAAGAAAGAACATTTTCAACAAGTAATTCCTGATATGATTGCTCTCTTACAAGGTGGTAGAGCAAACGATTTGGATGACGCTTATGAAAAAGCATTGCGCCTTGATTCTAAGTTATCCGAAAACTTATGGACTGCCCCACAGGCAAACATACAGACAAAAGTAAACTTAGCGGACAGAGCTGCGAAATCAGCTAAGGCGGCAGCGGTTAGCGTTAAAAGCTCCACACCCGGAGTCTCTACGATGACTAAAGCGCAAGATAGACGTTCATTATTATCTGAACAATTCGATCAGATTAGTGAACGCTTTTGATTAACTATTAGGAGATAATTATGGCTTTTGCCAATAGTTCAATCAGCGATATTATTGCGACTAATATACAAAGTCGTAGTGGTGAGCTGGCTGATAACGTCACAAATAACAATGCGCTTCTGCGTAGACTCAAAGAACGTGGAAATGTGAAAACATTTTCTGGCGGTAATGTAATACTGCAAGAAATTATGTACACAGACTCCACAACCAGCAACACTAACAGTTATTCTGGTTACGAAGTATTAAACGTATCCCAAAATAGCCCAATTAGTGCTGCTCAATTTTCAATTACTCAATATGCTGCTGCTGTATCTCTATCAGGCTTGGATAGTATCCAAAACTCTGGTAAAGAAGCGATTATTGACTTATTAGACGGACGTATGAATGTTGCTGAAGCCCAACTAGCAAACCGTATAGGTGGCGATATTTACCTAGATGGAACTGGTAACGGTGGCAAGAACATTACTGGTTTAGCTGCTGCTGTTCCTGATGCACCTTCAACTGGAACTTACGGTGGCATTAACCGCGCTAACTATTCTTTCTGGAGATCAATTGCTTATTCTGGAACGACTAATGGCGGTAGTGCTACTTCAGCAAGTAATATTCAAACTTACATGGATTCGCTGGCTGTTCAGCTAATTCGTGGTACTGATAAACCTGATCTGATTGTTGCAGACAATATCTTCTACAAATTTTATCTGTCTAGCCTACAATCAATTCAACGTATCACCGATGGTGGGAATAGTTCAGTTGGATCTGGCTTTGCTTCTCTAAAATACTATGGAGCTGGTATGGCTTCAGACGTAGTATTAGATGGCGGTGTTGGCTCTGCTGCTACTGCTTCACATATGTGGATGTTGAATACCAAGTACATTATGTTCCGTCCTCATGTGGATCGTAATTTTGTGCCAATTGGCGGGGATCGCCAAGCGGTTAACCAAGACGCTATCGTTAAATTGATAGGCTGGGCAGGTAATCTTACAAGCTCAGGCCCACAATTTTGCGGTGTGCTAATAGCATAAGGAGAAAACAATGGCTTCAACTTTTGGTGTAATGGGTTATGTAACTCCAATGTTTGCACAGCGTGATACTGCTGCTGTAATGACGCTTGGAACACCGCAAATTGGTAGCGCAAATGATACTTTTGTTTATGTACTGGCAAGCGGAACTGTTGCTACTGGTACTTGCACAGTTGATAGTGCGTTTACCGTAACGGATTCGGCAGGCTCTTATACTGCCGATACCGCTTTTGCATCTGGCGAATACGGTTGGGTTCGTAAAACAACTTCACCGTTGTAACATAATTCTGGGGCGGGGTAACTCGCTCCAGTCTTTAAGGAGAAATTTATGGCAATACCTTCACGAGTTATGGGGACAGGAAACTCCTCGCAGTCAACTCAAGCAATTTGTGGTACAGGTGCAGTTGCTTTAGTGGCAACAGGAACAACGATTGCAGATGCTTTTCTGTTAAGTGCTGAAAATAACACATTTACTACCAGTTCAGCTTCTACTGGAGTTCGTCTTTTACCTACTGAAGTTGGCGCACAAGTAGTAATTAGAAACGACTCTGGGGTATCTTTAACAATTTACCCTTATTCCGTAGCAAGTACTATAAATGCAAGTGCAACAAGTTTGGCATTAGCAACAGCCAAGACTGCTGTATTTTTTGCAACATCGGCAACAACGTGGGTTTCTATAACCACAGCGTAAATACTAGGGCGGGAGACTGCCCTAGTCCTTATGATAATACCATTTCAAAAAGGAAAACAAATGGATAGCGATATCAGTAATGCAGACAGTAGTTTAAACGTAGAGTTTTACTTACAAAAGAATGAAACCATTCTAAATGATGATGGAGTTAGTCAGCCTGATCCTAACTTTGGAAAACATTTTATTAGAATTAACATTCCTTCTGATAAAACCAATATAGTAGATCAGCCTGTACGAGAGGATCATAAGAAACGGTTTCCTAGACAATGGCTGTATTTCCAGATGAAGAATGGAGAACAAGAAGTCATTGGAGTGCCTTTATCTCAATGGAGAAAAGATGAGCCTGAGATACTGTCAGAGTCATTCTTTGAAGAACTATCAATTTTAAAGTTTCAAACGGTTGAACAGGTAGCGACTTGTTCAGATATGCAGATGCAAAGAATGGGCATGAGTGGAATGAGATTAAAGGAACGAGCTAAAATGTTCCTTATTAAAAATAACTCTCAATCTGACTCATTAGAAGAAACTAAACAAGAACTAGCTACTTTAAAAGCCCAAATGGCAATTCTAATGGAAAAAAAATCTGTCGGTGGTAGACCCAGAAAAGAGGCTTAAAAATGACAACAATGCTTCAGCTCGTGCAGCAAGTAACCAATGAAATCGGTGTAGCAACACCTACTGCCGTAGCATCAAGCACTAATCAAGACGTAATTCAGATTCTTGCATTGATGAACGCATCTGGTTACGAGTTATTAAGAAAGACGAGTTGGCGCAATTTAACAAAACAGTACACTTTTTATACTTCTTATGTAACCACGACAGGAAACTGGACTTCAGGCGGTACGTCAATGACTGGCATACCGTCAACGGCTGGTATAGACACTACCTATAATTTAGTCGGTAATGGAATGAATACCAGCGCAATGGTTTTATCAGTTGATTCAGCAACAGCTATTACTTCTAGTCAACAGTTTACAGAAACAGAAGTAGGTGGAGCAGTAACCTTTCAGAAAGTGCAATATGCACTACCTTCTGATTACGACTCTAGTATGCCAAGAACTCAATGGGATAAAGGTAATCATTGGGAAATGCTTGGGCCTGAGTCTGCTCAACAATGGGAATGGCTTATGTCAGGTTACATCTCTACTGGGCCAAGAATTCGATGGAGACTATTAGGTGCTTATTTTCAGATATTTCCAGGCTTATCTGACAGCGAACTGTTAGGTTATGAATACAAGAGTAATGGATGGGCTACAAACGCAGTAGGAGTGTCAAAAACGAGCTTTACGGTAGATACCGATACCTGCATATACTCTGATCGGTTAATCGTGCTAATGACGAAATTAAAGTATTTTGAAGCAAAAGGCTTTGATACGACTGCTATGTATCGTAACTTTACTGAAGAACTAGAAGTAGTCATGGCTCAAGATCAAAGCGCAGCTAATTTAAGTTTTGCTCCGAGGCCCGGCTCTATATTAATCGGAGTAGACAATATACCTGATTCTGGGTACGGGCCAAGCTAATGTTATTTCAAAAAGGATCAGCCCAAGTCGCATCTCTACCCGCCCCAATAGGCGGTTGGAACGCTCGTGATTCTATTGCTAATATGGAAGCACTTGATGCCTATGAATTAATTAATCTATTCCCTACTGTTTCTAATGTTGTTCTACGAGGTGGCTTTAGTAATCATGTGACTGGTATTACAGGGCAAGTAGAAACATTAATGAATTACTCCTACGGCTCGACACAGAAGCTATTTGCTATCGCTGGTACTGCAATTTATGACGTAACTAATTCAGGTGTAGTCGGAGCAGCCGTTGTTAGCTCTCTTACAAACGCACGATGGGAATACATTAACGTAGCAACTACTGCTGACAATTATATATATTTAGTTAATGGAGTGGATTCACCGTTACTTTATAACGGCACAACATGGCTTGCAATTACGGGAGTTTCTGCCATTGCAATTACAGGTGTCACAACCACTACTTTAGATAATATTCAGTTATTTAAAAACAGAGTGTGGTTTAGTCAAAAGAATACATTAAAAGCGTGGTATTTGCCTACTAGCGCAGTCGGTGGAGCAGCCAATTTACTGGATTTAAGATCAATCGCTAAGAAGGGCGGTTATATCGTAGACATAGGCACTTGGACATTAGACGCTGGGTATGGAGTAGATGATAATCTAGTCTTTATTACTTCAAACGGAGAAGTAATTGTTTATTCTGGTACTGATCCAGCCAGTTCTGCTACTTTTGCATTGATTGGAGTATGGAATCTAGGTTCGCCAGTAGGTAATAGATGTTTAGTCAAGTATGCAGGTGACTTACTTATCATCACTTATGACGGATTAGTGCCGTTAGCTGGAGCATTACAATCATCTCGACTTGATCCAAGAATCAATTTAACTAATAAGATTCAGGGAGCGATAACTGATGCCGTTAATTCTTATGCGTCAAAATTTGGTTGGCAGGTAATTTATTTAGCAAAGAATAACGCTATTCTACTCAATGTGCCTGTTTCTGAAGGTTCTGCACAAGAACAGTATGTAATGAATACAATTACTAAGTCTTGGTGTAAGTTTCAAGGATGGAGTGCTAACGTCTTAGAGATACATAAAGACGATTTGTATTTTGGCGGAAATGGAGTAGTTTGTAAAGCGTGGACAGGATATACAGATAACGTCTCTAACATTCAAACTAATGTCTTACAAGCATTTAATTACTTTGAACAACGAGGCATAAAGAAGTATTTTACTCGTGCGCGCCCCAGCATATTTACAAACGGTTCACCAGCAATTCTACTGTCAATGAATGTAGATTTTGATACAACTAATCCAGTTTCATCTTTATCGTTTTCACCTTCTAGCCAGACTTTATGGAATACTGCTTTATGGAATATTGATGTTTGGGCGCAAGATACAGTCATTACAAATACATGGCAAGGGATTACTGGAATTGGATACTGCGGAGGTATTCACTTAACATCTAGCAGTCAAGGGGTACAATTAGAATGGGCATCAACTGACATAGTGTATCAGACAGGATGGGCTGGGATATAGTCGCGGGAACAGAAGTTGGAAGATGGGTGGCTGATAAAACCACAGAGTTGTACAATGTTGATTCGGCAGCGATTGGGTTACAAAAGGATAATAAGATAACGGCTGGTGTGGTATATCAAGATTACTGTGAAACAACGATTGTTTGCCATATAAGGATAGAAGGAAGGGTTAATAAACAGTTTCTAAAAGCTATATTTAATTACCCTTTTGATCAGTTAGAAGTTGAAAAAATTATAGTTCCAATTACTCAGGAAAATGAAAAGAGTATACATTTAGTTAAGAATATGGGATTTAAAGAAGAAGCTAGAATTAGTAGATCAAATGGCGATATAGTTTTTTTTACATTACATAAGAATGATTGTAAGTTTTTAGGAGAACGGTATGGGAAAAGCAGCCAAAGCACCACCAGCACCAGATTATTTAGCGGCAGCCAAGCAACAAGGCATTGAGAATATTGAGGCTGCAAGAGCAACTGCAAAACTTGGCAACCCAAACATTTACGGGCCTCTAGGCAATCAGACAGTCAGCTATGAAGGTGACACTCCTACTATTCGTCAAACACTTACTCCTGACGCTCAAGCGACTCTACAAGCTCAACAAGCAGTAGAGAAAGGATTAGCTAATCTTGGACAACAAGGAATTGGCACAGCACAAAATGCGTTAGCGAATCCATTTAACCCTAATTTATCAGGATTAAAGACAGAATTAGACACTTCTCAACTGACGCAAATGCCTACTAATCAAGGCATAAACGCTCAAGAAGCTATTATGAGAAGGCTTCAACCTCAGTTAACTCAGAATGAAAACGCTACTAGACAGAGAATGGCTAATCAGGGATTAGTGCCGGGTGGCGAGGCTTATGAAAATGAAATGAGAATTCAAGGACAGAATCGTAATGACTTAGAGTCTCAAGCCGCCTTGCAGGGTATTAATTTAGACGCTGCACTTAGACAACAAGGTTTAGGTGAACAACAAATGCGTACTCAGTTCGGTAATGAGGCACAACAACAAAGTCTTGCACAACAGTTGGCATTGAGAAACCAACCATTAAATGAAATATCAGGATTGATGTCAGGCTCTCAAATACAGATGCCACAGTTTCAAGGATACACAGGTGCTAATATTGCCGCACCTCAAACCTATCAAGCGACTAGCGATGCTTATAACGCAGCCATGCAACAATACGGTATTAGACAAAATGCTAAAAATGCTGGTATGTCTGGCATGATGGGATTAGCAGGTAGTTTAGGTGGTGCTGGGTTAATGGCATTTTAATGCTAGGACTAGCCTTCTCAGGTGGTAAAGATTCACTCGCTTGCTGGTATCTGTATAAAGCGAAGAAACCTATTGTGTTTTGGGCTAATACAGGCAAGAATTACCCTGAGACATTAAAGATAGTTGATGAGATTAGAAACGAATGTGTGGAGTTTATAGAAGTATTGACAGATCAACAGAAACAGATTGACGAGGAAGGGCATCCGTCAGACTTAGTACCTGTTGAAAGAACAATTGCTGGTATGGAGACTTCAGGAATAAAACAGATAAAAGTTCAAAGTTACTTAAATTGTTGCTTTAAGAATATTTCATTTCCAATATTTGAAGCAGCAAATAAAAGAGGAATTACTGAGTTGATACAAGGACAGCGAAACGATGACTCTTTAAAAGCACCTTCAAAAAATGGTGATGTTGTGGCTGGAATTAAGTTAATTTGTCCATTGCAAGATTGGACTAAAGAACAAGTTATGAAATTTATATTTGCTAATAGAGCAGAAATACCAGAGCATTATAAGTTTAATCAAACATCTCTTGATTGCTATGATTGTACCGCTTATTTAGAACATTCAAAAGATAGAACAGCATGGGCTAAAAAAACTCACCCAGAGTTGTATGGTAAATACAAAGTTAATTTAGATTTATTAAAAATAGCGATTGCAGATACTTGGAGGCACTATGAATCAGATTGTTAACTCAATTAAAAATGATGTTGATTTACAAAATAGACGCATGATGTTAGCTCAAGCATTACAAGCTAAAGCACCCGGAGTTCAACCTGTTAATATTGATCCAGTTGATGTAAATGCGTTCTCTAAGGGCTTAAATAAATCTTTTGATCCAAGATACTTTATGGGTAATGAACCTGCTCAACCTACTGATACTTTTACCCGTCCCGTTCAAAATCGTGTAGAAGCAGAAGGAATTTTTGGTAGCCCGCAATCAGCTTATCGGAATAACATGGAAGCTATTTATGGTAAACCTACTGGACAAACTCCATAGCAAACCAATAACCCGCAACCCATTGATCCAATGAGTTACAAAAGTAAATCAATTTAAAAATGATAAGAAAATTAATTCAGCTAGGGGTGGATAATGGCTAATAACCAGATGATAAATTTCAATTCACAAGATGTTGCGAATATGTATCGTAGGAATCAGCTTGCAAATGCTCTACAAGAGAGAATGAACGCT